TTAGGCGGATTGATAAAAGAACAATGGAACGGAACGCAATGGGTTGAGGGCGCAACAGAAGAAGAAATTGCAGCAGCACAAACACCAAGTTTAACAGTAAACGAGGTTATTATTGATTTAGTTACTAAACAAGTTCAAGTAATGAGTGATGAGGAAAAAAGCGAACTATTAACTTTGCTCAATTCATAATGAAAAAGATACTACAATCGATTTTAAGAGATGTTAAAAGTTTAGATATGATAATACTAAACCGATGGCATTTACACGCTCCAATAGCTTTTATTGCAGGTTGTTTATTGTATTTTGCAATTCGCGAATCAATTAGTGATACATATATTGCTACTGAAATAGCATTTAAAATATTCGTTCCATCATTTATAGGATTTATTTTCTTATTTGGTTTTGAATTATTGCAACAAAGCGGCAGAATTATTGGCGAACTTGAAAAATTTGAAAGCGATAAAGATTTGTGGGTTGGCGAGTTTTTTCTTGTACTCGGAGTAGTAATTATTTATGTTTTTGGTTTATGAATTTTTTTACTGAATATTGGGAAGCAATTTTAGCAGCATTAAGCGCACCTGTTGCGTGGTTCTTTGGTGGTAAAGCAAAGCAAAAGCAAGATGCGGTTTCAACTATGAAGGTAATGTACGATGACTTTCTAACTGTTTATAAAAACAGAATGGATGAAGTTATGCAGGAAGTAACTGAAATTAAAAAGCATAATCTTACATTACAAACTGATTTTAATAACATACAAATGAGTTACGCCAAAGAAGTTGAAAAGTCGCAAAACTGGGAAAAGTTACATAGAGTTTTAACAGACAAATACAATGAACTAGCAAAAGACTACGAAAATTTAAAAGGACTTTATTCAAAACTAAAAGAGGATTTTGATAAACATAAAAAATTAAAACAATGAAACTAGATGAAAATGGTTATAAGTTAATTCAGGGTTTTGAAGGTTTATCTTTAGTGCCTTATTTATGCAGCGCAAAAGTAGCTACGATAGGTTATGGAAACACATTTTATCCTAGTGGAAAAAAAGTAACTATGAATGACAATCCTATTAGTTTATTAACTGCTAAATGGATGTTAAAAGAAACTGCTGATAAATTTGCTGCTGATGTAGATAAATTAATAAAATCAAGACTTACACAAAATCAATTTAACGCATTAGTTTCATTTTCTTTTAATTTAGGTGTTGCAGCATTAGGTAGAAGTACATTACTAAAAAAGGTAAATGTAAACCCGAATGATATAACTATAACAAATGAATTTTTAAAATGGAATAAAGCTGGTGGTAAAGTATTAAACGGACTAACTAAAAGAAGAACAATAGAAGCTAAAATTTACTTTACAATATGAAATACTTATTAATACTTTTATTTTTATTTTCCTGCGGTTCTAAACACATAAACAAAGAAGAAAAGAAAACTGATAGTATTTCAAATATTACGCAAGTAATTAAAACAGATTCTATTTCTAAAGATAGCACTTCAATTAAATTCGATGTTGCAACTGAAGAAATAATTATAGAAGCAGTAGATAGTACAAAACCAATCGAGATTATAAATAACGATGGTAAAGTAACTAAATACAAAAACGCACGTTTAAGCCACAAAAAAAGAAAAGATAATACTATTGTAGTAAATGAAAAAAGCGTGTCTAAAATCGTTGTAGATTCACTCACAAACGAGATAGAAGTAAATAAAGTTGAAAACACAAAGATAGTTTATAAAGAACAATTTAACTGGAGTACTTTTATTCTTCAATTATGGTGGTTATGGTTGCTGATTCTATTGGCTATTTATTTAGCTTATAGATACTATAAAAACTATCTTAAATTTCCTTTATTATGAGAATATCAAATGTAAAAGGTGCAACACAAACAAATTTTATAGAAGTAAGACATTACGAAAATAGTTTAATAAATATTTCGCAAAATTTAAAACCAGTAAAGTCTGATTATACAATAGGATTTTGGAAAGTAAAAATTATAAATTTAGTGCCAAAAGAATATTCAAATTTGATAGAGCATAATTAACCTAGTTACACACTTTGTTTTTTAACACTTATTTTGTTTTTCTTTGGTTTTATTTTTAGAATTTTTTTTAGTTTTATTTTCTGTTTTTTTGTAAAACAACTAGGCAAAGTTATAAGATTTAAAATTAAATCCTTACTGTTTTAAAATAAACTTATTTACATCGTTGTTTATAAAGTATTTTTATATTTGACAAATGAAGAAACAGAGTAGGAAAACACTAGTAAAAAACCTAGATACTATTTTCAGTATTTATATCAGGCGTAAAGATGCTATTAATGATATAGCTGAATGTGTTACCTGTGGAAAGAAAGACCATTGGCAAAAATTACAATGCGGACATTTTATGAGTAGAAGTAATTATTCAACTAGGTGGGATGAAAATAACGTAGGTGTACAATGTTATGGATGCAACATAGCAAGAAGTGGTGAGCAATTTAAATTTAGTTTATATCTTGGTAATAAGTTATCTGAAGAAATGTATTTAAAATCAAAACAAACTGTTAAATTTGCTAATGTAGATTTGATTGACTTAATAAACTACTATACCCAAAAGGTAACCTATATATAAAATCTGTTTCTTTGAATGTTTTTTAATTTGTTTGGAAAGAGCTACTGTAAAAGGTAGCTTTTTTTATTTTAAAACTTTAACTTTTCTTTAACACTTTTGTATTAATAACAGTTATATATTTGCTGAAGAAATAACAAACAAAAAAACATTATGAAAACTACAGCATCTAAAATTACAATTGAAATTTCATTAAATAACCAATTAGAATATATTACATATGAAAATATTACAGTTTGGGAAGCAATGAAAAAACTTAAAAAAAATTATGGTGAAGTTTATATTTACGACATAAAAACTAAATATTAATAACAAAGTGGAGCAGCATACTAAAAACTGCATTAACAAAAAAAAACATTTATTATGAAAACATTAAAAGACAGCGTATTGGCATTTTTATTATGGGTAGCTTTTTTAGCTGGAGTATTAACATTAAGCAATTTATAAGATGAAAACAGCAGTACAAGAATTATTTTCAAAACTAGAAACAGAATACCCTAGTTTATTTAACACACACTCGGTAGATGGTAGAAATTTTATAAATAACTATTATCAATTTTTAGAACTAGAAAAGCAACAGATTATAGATGCTCACGGCAATCAAACTAAAAAATCAGGTGGTGTAACAAATCACACTTATATTTTAACAGGAGAACAATATTACAAACAACAATTTAAAAACGAATAAAAATGAAAGATTTAATAGATTACTACAGATTTAGAACTGAAACAATGCAAAGTAGAATTTGCGAATTAGAATCATTAGCCAACACATTAGAAACTTATTGCTTTGAATTAGCAGACGCAGAATGTACATTAGAATATAAGACTTTAATAAAATCAGAACTTTACAAATTAAAACAACAATAAGATGAAAGATTTAAACCTTAATCAAAAACTATCTTTAATTCAAAAAGAATTTAAAGCGAACAAATCAAAATTTAATAGTTTTGGTAAATACAATTTTAGAAGTGCAGAAGACATTTTGGAAGCATTAAAACCATTTAACGAAAAATATCAAGTTAGTTTTATCATTACAGAAGAATTGATTAGTTTTGAAAATCCAATATTACTTTCAAAAGCTACTATTTTAGATAATAACGGAGTTAATGAAATTTCAGCAACTGCAATAGTAGGAGTAGATTTACAACAGAAAGGAATGCAAGTGCCGCAGCAATTTGGTTCAGCTAGTAGTTATGGTAAAAAATATGCTTTAGGCAACTTATTGTTAATTGATGACACACAAGACCCTGATGCAACAAATAAGCACGATAAAGAACCAGTAGATGATTTAAAATGGTTAAATAAAAATACGCCTGAATTTAACAAAGCGATTGAATATTTAAAAAATGGTGGTAATATTGCAACTATCGAAGGAAAATATAAAATGACTAAAGTAGTAAAAGACGAATTATTAAAAGTTAAGTAAACTGAATAGCCGACAACAGCAAAAAAAGGTAGGCAATAAATAAATATATTATGAGTGCATTAATTAATTTTAGTTTAAGAGTAGACAAATTACCAAAAGAAAAATTTGTAGCCGGTAAAGATGGAGCGCATTACTACAATGGCACAATTTCAATTAACGATGAAACAAACGAATGGGGGCAAAATGTTTCTATTATTGACAGTCAAACAAAAGAAGAACGTGATGCTAAAAAGCCAAAAACTTATCTAGGAAACGGAAAAGTAGTTTGGAATGATGGTAAAATAACAAACGCTGTTAAGACTGATAATGTAGAAGTAAAAGCTACAGCAGTAGAATCAGATGATTTACCTTTCTAAATTTAATTGGGTAGTGTAAAAGCTACCCTTTTTAAAACAAACAAATGAAAACAGACAAAGACGAACAAAGATTAATAATGCAAGTTTTAGTTGAAGAAGCTATTATTAACCCATTAGAAAAAATAGATTACCCTACACCAGCGATTTCATTTGGTACAAAGCAATACGAAACAAAAGATGGAATTATTGAATATCCTGTTCCAGTTGGAACTTACGGAAATTTTAGTTTTGTTCAGGCACCGCCTAAAAGCAAAAAAACGTTTTTTATCAGTTTACTTTCAGCGGTATATTTAAACGGACAATTAAACGGTATTACAGGCGATTTAAAAGGCAATAGAGAAAATAAACACCTAGTTCACTTTGATACAGAACAAGGTAATTTCCACGCACAAATGGTTTTTAAAAGACCTATTGAAATGACTGGAACTGTTACTGATAAATACCATACTTTAGCATTAAGACAATACAGCTTTAATACACGCATTGAAGTTATAGAATTTTATCTTTACGATACATTAGATGGTAAAGATATTGGTTTAGTTATTATTGACGGAATAGCTGATTTATGTAGCGATGTAAATAACATAGAGGAATCAAATGCAGTAGTACAGAAGTTAATGAAATGGACAAAAGAATTAAATTGTCATATCGTTACAGTAATACATTCAAATTTTGGAACTGATAAACCAACTGGACATTTGGGTTCATTTTTAGAAAAGAAAGCAGAAACACAAATACAATTAGAGTTAAACACAGTAAACAAAGAATTAGTCACAGTAAGTTGTAAAAGAAGTAGAAATGCAAGTTTTGACACATTTAGCTTTAAAGTAAACAAATTTGGTTTACCGCAAGTTGAAGGCGATTTTTACGACCCATTAAAAGATATATTTTAAATTATGATACAAATATTAGAAAAAACACCAAAAGAAACAGCTAAAATTATATTTATGAATTATTATATAGATTTAAGTTACCCTAGCAAAAGAGCAAAAGAATCAGCTATTTTTTCAGTAATTTATATATTAAAAAATATGTTTTTACCAGAAATATATGAAAATTATTATTATGAAGTTTTAGATGAATTAAAAAAAATATAATATGGAAACAGTAATAAAAAGCCACATACAGGTGTTATTAAAATCAGCTACTAGAATGCTACTTTTAGAATCAGATAACGCTATGTTAATAAGTTATTTTAAAGACTTACAAGAAAAGTTAATATATTTAGCCGAATTAGTTAATATGGAATCTAAATACAACTGGCAAGAACTTGAAAATAATATTGAAAGTTTGAAAAGTCAGGATGAAAATTTAAGTCACATAGCAATTTATTTAAAAATTAGAGATTTAGAAAAACAATATACTGGTTTAATAAAATTTGAATTATGATTTTTTTAACTTTTGTACTGATAACAATTTACTTTTTAATGCAACTAACTGCTAAATACAATGGTGATGTAATTATAGCGCCAATTAAAGGTTTAATGTTAGGCGCATTATACAATGATGACATTGATAACGAAGAAACAGAACACACTATTCAAATAGTGATTTTCGTAATATCAATAACCTATATATGGACAACAACAAATGGCTCGAAAAAGTAGCGCAACATCATAAAGAATGGGTTGAGATTATACACAAGTTTGGCGAGTATGATTATGCTGAAGACATAGTTCAGGAAACATACATAGCGTTATACAAGTATGCAAATGCAGAAAAGATAATTGATGTACAAGGTAACGTACGGAAAGGGTACGTATTTTTTACTTTAAAATCTTTGTTCTTTCAGTTCTACAATAAAAAAATGAAAGTTACAAAAGTAGATATTGATGATTGTTGGGATTTATTTGATGATTCAAATGTAGAAGAACATAAAGCATACAATGATATATGTTTACTGATTGATGAAGAAATAAAAAACTGGAATGACTACGATATGTTACTTTTTAAACTTTATAGGGATAGAGATTTAAGTATGCGTGAAATAGCAAAAGGTACTAATATTAGTTTAATTTCTATTTTTAACAGTTTAAAAAATCATAAAGCAATATTAAAGCAAAAATTTCAAAAGCAATACGAGGACTATATTAACAATGATTACAACCAAATATATTAATTATGGCAAGAAGAAAAAAAGGTTTAGGTGATACAATAGAAGCTATCACAGAAGCAACAGGAATTAAAAAAGTAGTAGAAGTTTTTAGCGAAATAACTGGCGTTGATTGTAATTGCGATGCAAGAAAAGAAAAACTAAACAAAATATTTCCATACAGAAAAACTGAATGTTTAAATGAAACTGACTACAATGCACTAGGTGTTATTTTAAAGAAAAACGAATTAACACCAGCAGACCAGTTAATAGTTTCAGATATTTATTTTAACGTATTTAAACACCGTTTACAATTAAGTGATTGTAGTAGCTGCTGGAGAGGTAAAATACAGGAACTAAAAAGAGTTTATGACGAATACGATGTAAATGCATAACTGGACAGAAAGTGATTTGTTTGTTTGGTTAAAACAAAATGTGTACCCTGATTTAGTAAAGTCTAAAAATCAAATGAGCCGTTGGGACTGTTACAGCCCATTAACTGGACATAGATTAGAATTAAAATGCAGAAAAACACACTACAATACTTTACTACTAGAAAAGAAGAAATACGATGCTATGAAGCAAGAATGCGAAAAGCATTTAGATACACCAATGTATTTTAATTCTACGCCTAAAGGTATTTATAGTTTTAATTTAAATCTAATAATTCCTGAATGGGAAACAAACAATAAAAATCCAGCAACAACACAATTTTATAACAATAACAGAATAGAAAAAGAAGTAGCATATTTAGAAATTTCAAAAGCAAAACAATGGAAAACAATATAATTCAGCAGGAATATTTAAAGTCAGTAATTTTAAGTCAATTACTATTAGAAGCAAACGAAAGTTTATTTTTTACAACGCAATACAAGCAGCAAATAAAAAACAAAATAAATAGTTTAAATAAAGATTTAGAGGATGTGGTAAGAAACGAATATAAAATAGTTTACAACACCGACCCTGAAACAACAACCAACATATTAAATAGTATTGAAACGATTGTAAAGAAATTACAAACAAGTTCGCTAGATGAATTGGTTTTTATAAATTCTGTAATAGATAAATATAAAGAAAATGCAGAATGGTTTAAAGAGTATGGAGAAACTGAATTTTTAAGGTTGCAGTAATGGCTAAAAAACAAATAGCAAAATACACACCAACAGATGAAGATACAAAAGCTATGTATAAATGTGTGAGTAATGATTTAGCTTATGTAATACAACCAACACAAAACGCAAATAGATATCGCGTATTGAAATTTAAGATATCAAACAGATTGGAATTATTTACTTACAAAGAAAATGATATTGAAATAGAATTTACGGAATACGATGCACTAAAAAAAACAATGGAACTTTATAAACTTCATTCAAAAAGATTTACAAATGAAAGATGAAATAAAATTTGCTGAATGGTTAGCTGAAAATCATTATGTATTAGATAATGTACAAAATGGACTGCACTGGTGGAAAAATGAATATGGATTTGAAAATTCAGGTTTTTTATATATGAAATTTAAAAAAGAAAATATGAAAGATACAATAGTAGAATCAGTTATAAACCAATTTAAAGAACGTTCTAGCGTAGGAATTAATAAATATGGTGTAACACTAGATAGAACAGATTTAACACGTTTAGAATGGATAAATCACGCACAGCAGGAAGCTATGGATATGATTTTATATTTAGAAAAATTAAAGACTTATGAAAAATAAACAGACTTGCTTACAACGAATAAATAGAATAATGAAATTCAACTACAATCGTGGTTGTAATTCAGAAAGGGTAAACGCAATATATCGAAAGATAATTAAATTAAAATTTGAGGGTAGCAATTAGTTATCCTTTTTTTTTAATAAAATTTTGTTAAAATGTATTTTATGTAAATAAGTTGTTTATATTTGTACTCAACAAACAAACAAAAATATTATGATACCAGCAGGATTAGAATTAAAATATAAAAATTTAAATATTATTTATAGTGGTTTTCAAAAAGATAATAAACTTTGTTTTTATATTAAAGATGATAGTAAAGGAATGATATATTTGTCTTTATTACAATTTAATGAAGCATATAAGGAATACGAATTTGGAAATACACCTGAATTAGATTCAGATAATTTAGAAACATATTTTATATAACAAATGGCGTATTCTAAAAATCCCTTACCAAAAAGATTAACTATCTTTGAAGAACAAAAAAACAACAGACAAAAAGCAATAGAAATTTTAAAACAATTAAAACAAAAACAAAATGAAAACAGTACATTACAAAGGATTTGATTTTGAGTATGAATTAGATTATCAACCAGCAGAACCACAAACTTTAGAATATTCAGGTTGTTGTGAAGAATTTGAGATTTACAACGTAACTCTTAATGGAATTGATGCTAGTGATTTACTAGCGAATCAATGGGATAAATTTGTAGAATTTATTATTAACGATTTAAAATCTTACTAATATGAAAAGAGAATTTTTTATTTGGACACAGAATTATAGTAATGAAGAAAAAACTTTTAAAAACGAAGAATTGGCTGAAAGGTTTGCAAAAAAATTAGGTTTAACAGATTTTGAAATTAGAGTAATATATAAATTTTAAATTATGACAAAGCAAGAAATAATTGAAACACTAGAGATTTGTATTTCATTAATGGAATCTAGTCAAAATGTTTATGTAAAAAATCAGCTAACTAAAATAGCAGAAGCATTGGTAAATGACTGGAATAGGAACGAGTATTATGTAAAACAAATTAAACAGGTTCTTAACTACGATGAAACTATGGAAAACTTGAATAACATTAAACTATGAATGAAGAAGCATTAATTAAGATACAATCAAAAGTTATTGGTTTAGATAGGGAACTACATAAATACGTTAAAGAATTAATAGACGGTCAAAGTAGGCATACAGACGAACAATTAACAATAACGATTAATAGCACAGAAAAAGAATTAAGTATTTACAACTATATTTTAAAATTAATAATAAACGATGGAAACAAAAATTAAAACATTTGACGGTAAAATTTGGGACAAACAGGAACTTTTGGATAATATGTATGATGATAGTTTTTACTATGGTTATCTAGGTAAAAATGCGTTAAGTTCTTCAAGTTTAAAAATGCTGATACAATCACCAAAAACATATAAGTATGTAACGAAATATGGTTCAGGTGAATCACAGGCATTAAGAGATGGTAAACTATTTCATACAATGGTTTTAGAGCCACACAAAATTGATGAACTTGTAATAGTAGATGTAGCAACAAAAGCAGGAAAAGCATACAAAGAAGCAAAAGAAAAAGGTTTAGAAGTTTACACCAGCAAAGAAGTAAAAGATGCAGAACGTTTAGCTGATGCGTTACTTAAAAATGATGAAGCAGTACATTATATGAGTAAATCACAATTTGAAATACCAGCTATTTCTATGATTGATGAAATACCATTTAGAGCAAAAGCAGACATACTAAAAGACAATATGATAGTAGATTTAAAAACTACTACAGGATTGAATGACTTTAGATATAGCGCAGCGAAATACAGTTATGATTTACAAGCATATCTTTATAGACAAATGTTTGAAGTAGAAAACTTTGTTTTTGTTGCAATAGACAAAGGAAGTTTAGACATTGGAATATTTGAATGTAGTGATGAATTTTATGAAAGTGGAAAACGTAAACTAGAGCAGGGAATAGCAAACTATAAATACTTTTTTGGAAGTGAAGAAATAGATTTAAACCAGTATGTATTAAGAGGAATTTTATAATTATGAAAATAAATTTAACACATAAAATAAATAACGATAAATATACTGATTATATTTATGAAGCATTTGACATTCAAAACAAAGAAGAATCAAATGTAGTTGTAGAAGCAAATTTAGAACATTTACCAAAAGATTGGAACATAGGTGTAGTTTATGGTGGTTCTGGAACAGGCAAGACTACGATTTTAAAAAACTACTTTAAAAAAGAAATGGACAAATCATACTTTGATAATTCAAAATCTTTAATCAGTAACTTTGATTGGTTAGAACCTAAAGAAGCTACATTTTTATTGTCAGCTATGGGTTTGAGTTCTGTTCCTACTTGGTTAAGACCTTTCAATACTTTATCAAATGGAGAACAATATCGAGCAAATCTTGCTTACATCGTTGGAAGTGCTAAAAATGATGAAGTTATATTGATTGATGAATATACATCAGTAGTAGATAGAGATGTTGCTAAAGCTATGTCTAATGCGTTACAAAAATATATTAGACGTACAAACAAAAAAATAGTTCTTGCAAGTTGTCATTTTGATATAATGGAATGGTTACAACCAGATTGGATTTATTCACCATCTAAAGGGCGTCTTGAAATAGCGTCATCACTTCGGCAACCACAAATTGAACTTCAGATATTTCGATGTAGATATGAAACTTGGAACTTATTCAAACAACATCATTATTTAACTGAAGACTTAAATAAATCTGCAAATAATTATATAGTTTTATGGAATGATAATCCAATTTGTTTTATAGGTGTATTACCTTTTCCTGGTGTAGGTGATGAAAAAACAAGAAGAATTAGTAGAATAGTAGTATTGCCAGATTTTCAAGGTTTAGGATTAGGTAAAAGCATATTAAATTACATATCGTCTTTATATGCTGCAGAACAAAGTACAATGTATATTAGAACTATGTCACCAGCATTAGGATTAGCTTTATCAAAAGATAAAAACTGGATTGCTACTTCATCTAATTTAAAAATTCCACAAGCAGATACAAATGGTAGAAAAATAATTGAAAGACCGAGTTACAGTTATAAATATATTGGAGAAATTTCAAATGACGACACTTCAATAATAAAGTTTAAAAGTGAAGTTTACAAAGATGTAGCACAAAATCAAATATCAATGTTTTAAAATTAAAAAAAATGGAAATAACAGAAAGATTAAAAGAAGTGATAAAAGCAGAAACAAATATAGATGTAAACCAAAACACTAGATTACGTGAAGTAGTAGAAGCTAGAGCAATGTATTGTTATCTGTTAAAGTATTTACAACCCAGTTCAACTTTACAATTTATAGGAAACACAGTAAATAGAAATCACGCTAGTGTTATACACTCACTAAAAACTTACCCTATTATTGAGCAACAAAATAAAGAACTAAAAAATATTAGGTTAAAAGTATTATCTTACTTTGAAAGTAGTGAAGTAATAACTGAAGCCGATGTATTACGTAAACAAATAAATGACTTACATTATAAAATAAACCAATTAGAGCAAGAAGCAAACAAACCAAAATACAGCAACACAACAATAAACAAACTAAACGAACTAATGAATAAATACGATGGAACAAAAAACAAAGAAATAATTACAGAAAAGCTAGAAGCATTTTATAAAATGAATAGTAACTTAACTAGATTTATATGATAGAAGCAGTAATAGTATTCGCAATAATATTTTTTGTACTTTTGTTTATTATGTGCGTTAATGTAGGAAACAAAACAATAAAAGAACTAGAAAAGAAAGCACCAACAACTTACACAGAAAACGAACTATGACACCAAAAGAAAGAGCAGAAATACTATACGAAAAATACAGTAAAGAGTATTTAATTTCAGTAGTAAAAAGCTATAAGACAAAAGAAGAAAAAGAACACTGGACATTAGTAGCAAACGAATTAAACAAACTT